GACTCTCGTATCGTCAACTGAGCAAGCTTGACGTTAATATCTCTCGAGATATTACTGTTAAGCCCCTTTGAGCATTAACAGGTGAAACAAGGAGGTTATATGCCGACATTTAACGATTCGACGTATGGTGACCGTTCTATCTATGTTGATAAGAATGGAAACCATACGGTTGGAGCCAATCAACTCTTGATTGAGAAAACTGGCTTTCGAAACGATACAATATCGCGTGTACACCCTCCTGTGGAAACGAGTAAGTTATATCAATATATGACGAGCTTACCTGTTCAATACCGGGTCACGAAGACCCCGGCTCAAAGAAAATACGTCCTCAATGACGGCTCTTACTCCATTGTTTACCAATGGGGTTCCAGCCCTCCCGCTCCTACTAGCCCCGATTGGGCATTAGCCCTTCGGTTAAAGATCCAAGACCTATCTGTAAATCTCTCCTCTGCAGTTGCAGAGTTTGAGCAAATACATACGGGTTTTGTCGCAGTAGCTTCACAGCTAAAGCGAATTCGCGATCGGATGGTTAGTAGTAGAGGTAGAAGACTAAACTTGTGCGACGTTTCAAGCACTAACTTAGCCATTAATTTCGGGGTGAAACCCGTAATTTCTGACTTTGCTAATGTAATTGAAAGTTTCAATGACTCGACGGATCACCCTTCTATACTTAGGGTCTCTGCTCTTGCACGTGAAACTGGTCCGGCCCAAAATTCCCGTTCATCAGAGTTTCTGGTGGATGGTGTTTGGGATATGTCGGACCGCGTCGTATGTTATCTACAGCCAAAGAATCTCGGTAAGATTGACTTTGGCAATCCTGTTGAATGGGCTTGGGAAAGAATTCCCTTCTCGTTCATCGTGGATAATGTGATACCCGTTGGAGAGTACTTGACGGCTTTGTTTGCTTTGAGAAAAGTAGACATATTAAATACGTCAGTTACCCAAAAGCGTAAGTTTACCGGTATGGTAACGTATAACCCGACCTACTCCACTAACTCTAATTATAGAGCTGGTGACAGTGGGACCACGGTCGAAGAGCGCCACTCCAGGTTTGTACCAGGAGCTGCAATCCCGTTACCTCGGTTACCGTCAGTTGACATTACACAGTCATATCGTTCCTTAGGGAACGCTATTTCTGTCCTTCATCAGCTTCGTCAATGTAGACGAAATTGATAAATTAACCAGGTCAATTATGGCCTAGATTAGGAGGGCATTATGCCCGCAATATCAACTCTTTCCATTAATGATGGAACGATTGCCAAGACGTACAGCCCAGTTTCAACCAATGGGAATTCGGTCGTGTTCACAGATAATACTGCGGACTCTTCCGCCGGGATGCCCACTCTTTCGGTCGCTTTTGACCCTAAGCGTGCTAACCGGTCCACCGATCGCGTTCACATGCGACTGGCGGTTCCATATGAAGAAACTGTCGATGGTTCACCTGTGGTGAACCACGTAGCTCGTGCCGAAATCTCCGTTGTGCTTCCAGTCGCCTTACCGGCTTCTGAAAGGGTCCGTTTTGCATCATTGCTGAAAAACGCATTGGCTCACGCCGATGTGCAGACAGTAATGACTGGACCCGAAGCATTTTATTAATGTCTCGGAAGACGAGGAGTGTCCTAACTTTCTTTCTGCGCTTGCTGCGATTTCTCGTATGCAAGAGGCCGAAGGTTTAGCTGGATACTTCACTTAATCCATTCGTTAATAATCAACAGGAGGTCATTATGGGTTTCCCAAATGACAGTTCCAACTTTAGGCTGGAACGAGAAGTTACTCAATCAATCTGCAAGACGGTAGACAGCCCGCGATCACTCGCGGTCTCACTACTCCTAGAAAATAGGGAGTGGGACCAATTGTTATCGCTGGAAATAAACCCTTCCGATTACAACACCCTGCAAGGATTTAGAGATGATTACTTAGTGACTAAAGTCATTAGCAAATCAAATCACATCCCTACTGGTATTGATCTTCGGGAGAAGGCCCTAGAGAAGTTTTATGAAGGTGAGGAGTTATGCAAGCAGACGAATGTTCGTCTCGCTGCAAACACATCCCCTCCACTCTTTCATAAGATCTCAGAGCTTGTCGAGCAGACTATAGGGAACCTATCGAAGCGGGATCTCAATTTTATTGAGACCCGTTTTAGACATGGTCCTGGAGCAACATTCGGCACTAAGGGTATGGGATCTGTACGTTCTGATAAATACAGACAACAGCCAACCCTTACCGCTAACCTTGTCTCTTTCGCTAGATGCATTATGGGCGCCCGTTGGGCGGACCAGCATGCTTCATGTGAAGTAGTCAAGGGGAACCGGTTCACCTCTGTTCCGAAGACTAGTAAGACCGATAGAGGAATTTGTATCGAACCCATGCTGAATGTTTACACACAGCTTGGGGTCGGCGAACTCCTAAAAAGGAAACTACTAGCAGTCGGCTGTAACCTACGTGACCAAACGCATAACCAATTCCTGGCTCAGAAAGCTAAGTCTTGGGAGCTCGCTACTATTGATCTATCGCTTGCTAGCGATACCATTAGTAGCCTGCTAGTCTTTAAGCTCTTACCACCTCGGTGGTTCGAGCTTTTAGATTTACTGCGGTCACACAAAACCATTCTTCCCGACGGCACTACTGTCTCCCTTGAGAAATTTTCCTCAATGGGGAACGGTTTTACCTTCGAGTTAGAGTCACTCATTTTCTTGTGCATTGCGAAAGCAATTGTACCAAAGAGTGAGTGGGGTTTGATTGGAGTCTATGGGGACGACATAGTCGTTCCCCAGAGGTATGCCAATCAGGTTATAGAAGGATTAAAGCTTTGCGGCTTTGTTCCTAACAAATCAAAGACGTGCTTGGCAGGCGCGTTCTTTGAGTCTTGCGGGACTGACTGGTTTAACGATAAACCAGTTCGACCATTCTATCTAAAGCAGGAATGTAAGAGCCTTCCTTATGCACTTCAAGTCGCGAATCGTTTGCGACTCTATAGTGAAAGGGTTGGCGTCTTTGGCTGCGACTCGAGATGGAGGCCTTTATGGCTCCAAATCATTAAGAAGCTTCCAAAGGACTTACGTGGAACTTATGTTCCGAAGAGTGCCGGTGATGTAGGCCTTATCGTTTCACAACGAGAAGCCTTATCTCGGTTTAGACGACACAAGCATTGGGAAGGTTTTCTTCTCTGTAGAAGAATTTCCTTAAACCCCTTGCAGAAGCGTAGGTATGATATACCTTTGCTTTTGTGTAATCTTGCCTCTTCTCCCGAATTCTCATTGGGCATGGAGCCCGTACGAGGTTATTTAGGTAGGTGCAAGACGGTGCGGACCACGATGAAGTGGACCGCTGGCTTTGAGTGGACCTAACGTAACTTATCAGTGCGTTAGATTTTCCCTAAGCTTGTCAATTC